GCCAGCAGCCTGTGTGCAACTTACACGCGCCTGTGGATTGCTGGTTAGTGACTGCTTGCGCTCAATGCCGCATGGTTGCTGGAATCGGCTGATCGTTACCAAAAGCCTAATCGTTACATTGTCCATTATGTTAAGTTATTCCATGCCTGCACCAGTGCTTATGCACAGAAATGGCAGTTATCCACAGGCAATCCCCTCTGATCTGTGGATAACTATGCACTTATTTGCCCTCGCCTGTGGATAACTCGGCCTCGATGACCTCTGCGTGGCGCAGCGCGTCCATCCGCATCGAGTGGATATTGACCTGGACCTGCGCCTGTTTGGCGCCGTAAACGCTCGGTTTCCACTTCTCAGCCAGCCACTGGCGCGTCTGGATGCGGACGCGAGCGTGCGCGGCGTGCTCTGGATCGGCGCTGTCCGCTATCGCCAGCGTCTCGCACGCAAGCTCATCGGCTGCTTTTGCGCGCGCACGGGCGATCATATCAGGACGATCCTGATCTTCGATCCACGTCTCTAACGCCTTGCGCCCAATGCCCAGCTCGATGCAAATCGCCGACATTGGTTTGCCAGCCTCGACCATTGCAAAGATAAGATCTTCTGGCAGTTCCTCCAGCAAAGCCATGTCACGTCTAAATTTAGGTCTTCCAGGCATGTTTTCAGCCCTTTCCAGAGGTTTTAACGCGATCAAGTACCCAAGCCCAGCATCTGGCACAAAGTGCCTTAAATCGCTCGATTGTGTCCATGCTTAAATTTCTCCGCTGTTTTGCTATCGAACATTTTAGGTTCCTTCGATGGTTGCGAGAGATCCAGATCATTGACAAAGTCATCAAAGCCCGTTTCACCTCCCAACTTCTCCACCTTGACCACCACCGGGTCGTACTTAGCGTACCTGATCTTGGCCTCGACCACTGCCTGGTTGATCTCGGCCTCAATCAGCAGCTCGATCTCCTCCATGGACCAGACGTGCTGCCCAGCAACATCAGGCCGGTTCTCCCGATACCAGACCGCATCTTGCTTGGTGGCGACCACCACCATCAGCTTCCCATCTTTCCCAACGTGCTCCACCGCGCCCACGGCTGGCCGCACAGGCACTTCGTGCTGGACTGCCCAAGCCTCGAGCGCTTGGTAAGCCCTGACCATCCCGGCTGCCGACTTCTCGAGCTTCTCGCTGTCCCTGGCCTGACAAGCAGACCAGACCCGCTGCTGCTGTTGCCAGAATTTCTCCCGAAACCCAGCATCAACTAAAGTACACAACCTGTCAGTCCCCCATTTCCGATCCTGTTCGACCTTGACCCGATCAATCTCAGCCAGCCACGATGCCTGCCTGATCTCAAAATCTGTTGCCGGGAAGTCCGGCTTAACGCCACGGCTTGGCATCCGACTTTTGACCTGCCCCGCTTGCCCCTGATTTGCGCTCATCTTTTTCCCTTCAATCCTTTTATCATCAATTTAATAAATACTTTGCCAATTAACACCACACCACATACCACACCACAAACAACCCCTTATAGGGGTGTTTGTGGTGTTTGTGGTATATGTGGCACCACAACCGTACCACATCTGTGGTGTTTGTGGTATTTGTGGTGGATGACATAGTCAACGATCGCATGACTCATTCATCAACTAATGCGGCCATCTTCCCAGCCTTGAGCAGCGCATCTGCCTCAAATCCAGTGGTCAGATCCTTGCGGTTTGCCCAAACGCTGTTGTTCCTGATGGTCCCAAAGCCACTCTTTATGACGTGATCCTTGGCCCTTCCCCAGTACGTTGCAAGGTCTTTTGGCGACACATCTGACCCGATCATGGCCGTGAATTCGGCCTTCCACTGGTCCAAAGTGATGGTGTTTTTGCGCCCCTCTGGCGTGTCCACAATGGAGCCAAAGGTTTTAATTGCAACATTTAGTGACTTCTCAGCAATCTTCTGCTTTGCGCCAATTGCTTTGTCCCTTTTGGGCTTATTTTCTGCGTCACTGTCCTTCATGTCGCCAACCTCTGACGCCTCGATGACCAGACTGCTGCCGTTCTCCAGGCCCAGCTCAGACCTGTCAATGTCCACCGTGATGGCCTCAAACCCATACCGCTGACCATCTTCACCGTCCTTCTGTTTGGACATCAGGATCAAACCCTTCGTGGTTTCTGGGAACCGCATGATCTCCATCTGGGTGTCCACCGCGCCCAAAAGACTGGAGTGTCCGCGCAGCCCTTTTGTCGTGTCCTTGCCAGCATGGTGCAGGACCATCAGGCTGCACTTGTAGCGGTTCTGGATCTTTCCTGTGGCCTGGATGAAGGCGCCCATGTCATCGCTCGAGTTCTCATTGCCACCGCCAAACGCCCGTGCCAGGGTATCGATCACGATCATGCGCAGGTCAACGCCCAGCTCCTGCACCAACTCATCGATGGCGACAATGAGTGCCGTGAAGTCATCCACGCTGGACCTGAGATTGATTTGCGAGCGCACGACATAGACCTGCGCCCCATCTGGCGTGTTGTGGTGCTGCTTGATCGCGGCGATCCTGGCCCCTATTCCCCCATGACCTTCACCTGCGATGTACAAGACTGGCCCAGTGCCGTTGATCTCTTTGCCAAGCCACGGCCTGCCACTGGCGATGCACTCGGCAATGTCCATGGCAATGAATGACTTGAATGAGGCTGGCGGCCCATACAGGGCGACAAAAGACTTCTCAGGGATCACGTCTTGGATCAACCAGTTGACGGGTTCATCCTTGACCGACTGCCATGACTCAATCTTGAAGGGCTTGTACGTCTTGTCTGTTTCCTGGTGGACGTTGCCTGGGGCGGTTTCGTTTGTTGCGTTTGGTGTTGGCCCACTCAATCTTTCCGGGGTTGTTACATCATCTTCATGGCGTATCAATGGACTAAGTTTTGCCAGCTCAACCAGTGCCTGCCTGGTGCCTCCCAGGACATTGACCCACTCCCAGGCGTCATCTGTCAACCCTTCCACTGGCAGGTCCAAGATCCTGAGTGACTTCACCACAGGGATCAGTGCCGCGGCCACCTTGGCTGCGTACGTCCAACCCGCCAGGTCGTTGTCTGGGACCATGATGACCACTGCACCGGCAAAGTACTGGGTTATCTCTTCGGGCCATGACCCTGAACCTGCATGAGCACTGGTGGCGATAACTCCAATCGATACCAGGGCATCGGCTGCCTTCTCGCCTTCAGTCAGGAATATGGTGCGGCCAGCGGTCTTTGCAGACAACAACTCGGGGAACCTGTAGGGCACCAGGCGCGTGTCTTTGAACCCTGGAAACCTGGCGTGGGTTCCATCTGGCTGCTTGACGCAACGCATCTGCCTGTAGTCTTTGCCCTTGGCCGTGCCAGTCTTAAATCTTTGCTTGACGAACAGGGGTTCACCGTCCTCGTCCACATATACCCACTCATGCTCCAAGACTTGCGGCGTGAGCGCTGGCAGAGGCTTGATGTTTGCCAATGGATCGCGTTTCTCGATCTCTGGCAGCAGACCATAGTCCCTGATGGCGTGGAACAACTGATGCTGATCACACCCAGAGTGGCACTTAAACAGCGGTTTGCCGTCTTCGCCATCACTGATGCTTAGACTCGGGTTCTTGTCCCCATGACCCTGTCCATGCCCTGGCAGGGGACAACTTGCCAACCATCCTTTGCCAACTCTCTTCGCGTTGCCAAGCGCCTTTGCTATTTGTTCGGCTTGCATTTATTCTCCAATTTCTTGAGCCGTGCTTCCAATTCGTACACCCGCCGGGCCAACATGAGCACCAGCAGTTGCCAGAATTCTTCTTTTGATTCCATGAGGGAAAAAAAAGCCGGGGACAAAGCCCCGGCCCTTAATTCATTACGTCTTAGAACAGATCCTCGTCAGAGTGAACGGGGATGGGTGCAGCGTGTTGCTTGGCCGCGGGAGCTGCTGGTGCCGGTACTGGTGCAGGAAAAGGATCAAACTCGTCAACGGGTGCAGCAGCCTCGGCATCCATGCCTGCTGGCCTTGCAATCCAACCTGTTAAGTTAAATGTCGGGATGCGGGTTGTGCCCTTGCCGATCTTTTCCATGCGGCTGCCGGTGTACTCGATCACCGGGAGCTTGTCAGGGTTTGCAGCACGCTGTTCACTGCACTGCTTGTACAAAGCCTCGAGTCCCATGTTGGGGCCAACGCCATTGCTGGACCACTCGACAGTGCC